GACTCAAAGTGCTGAGTCTAAGTATTACGAAATGACTGGCTATGGATTGCTTGACGTTGCCACTCCACCCTATAACTTTGTTGAACTAGCATCCTTCTTTGACTATTCACCAATTAATCACGCAGCAGTAATGGCTAAGGTTAGTAACATTGTTGGACTAGGCTACAACTTTGAAGTGGACGTAGCAGGTACAGAAAAATTAGAGTCCTCAGATGGTGAATCCAAAGACAAGGTAATGCGAAAGATTGATCGCACCAAGGCTGAACTCAATCGCTGGCTTGAGTCCTTGAACGATGACGAAACAATTCAATACGTACTGGAAAAGGTAGCAACAGATTATGAAACTTTTGGTAACGGATATATTGAAATTGGTCGGACAGTACGTGGTGACATTGGATATTTGGGGCACATCCCTGCATCAACTGTATGGGTCCGTAACAAAAAGGATGGCTTCGTTCAAATAGTTGGTAAAAGTATTACATTTTTCAACAACTTTGGAGTAGACAAGCCATCCCCAGTAACTCCAGATCGTCGCCCAAATCAACTTATTCATTTTAAAAAGTACTCTCCACGATCAACATTCTATGGAGTGCCAGACTCAGTGGCCTGCGCGGTAGCAATTAAGGGCGACAGTCTAGCCTCACAACACAACGTTAAATACTTTGATAACTCTGCAACCCCACGGTACATCTGTACTCTATCGGGCGGTAGACTATCAAAGACTGCTGAGGATAAACTATTCAAGTTCCTGCAAACCTCATTGAGGGGCAATCCTCACCGAACTCTATTCATTCCACTACCTAACGATCCACAGGGTAATCCAATTAAGTTTGAAATGCACCGTGTAGACGATGACGTTCATGATGGATCATGGGAGAATTACCGTGAGCGTAACAAACAAGACATTTTGACTGCTCATGGTGTTCCAATGTCCAGAATCGGCGGTAGTGACGATAAGGGTACAGCCCAGTCTCTTTCAGCAGATCGTATGTTCAAAGAGCAGATAGTTGTGCCCAACCAAGAACTATTCGAAAAAATGATTAATAAGGTCATTAAGGAAAAGACTGACATTGTGCGATTTAACCTTAATGAACTAAGCCTAACTGATGAATTGGCACAATCACAAATTGATGAGCGTTATGTCCGTAATCAGGTAATGAAGATTAATGAAGCCCGTAATAACATTGGGCTACCTTCCGTTCCTGATGGTGATAAATTCTTTGAGCCCAAGCCACAAGTAACAGCCGAACAAAATGCACAGGCTGGTGGTACAAGAACTAGGGATCAACAGCGTACAGCAAACAATTCAGATAGTTCAACAACTGTTTCTGGACGAAATCCGAAAGGAGCGGGTAGCAAAGAGTAATATCTGCGTTACAATATGATATAATGAATAATACTATGAATATGGACAAAAGTATTCACTATGGAATCGCTATTTCAAAGGTTGATAAAGAACACCGTCTTGTTAGTGGCTTTGCCACCCTTAATAATTTGGACAAACAAGACGAAGTGGTTACTACGGAGGCATCGGTGAAAGCATTCTCCGAATTCAGGGGTAACATTCGTGAACAACATACTAAGATTGCTGCCGGAAGAATGGTTTCATATGGTGTAGAGAAGTTCTTTGACAAGGTATCCGACAAAGTATACGACGGAATCTTTGTCAAGGCTTACATTTCTAGGGGTGCTCAAGACACATGGGAGAAGGTCATTGACGGAACTCTCTCAGGATTCAGCATCGGAGGTATCATCAAAGATTATGATGAAACCGAAACAGACGATGGTCGTCGCATCAGGATTGTTAAAGATTATGAGTTGACGGAATTGTCCCTTGTAGACAATCCTGCTAATCCACTGGCGAACGTTGTCGCTATTGAGAAGATGGCAGATTATTTCTCAAATATCGAAAAGGAGCAAATCATGGAAGAGATTGAAAAGGCCGACGACGTTGTTGAGGCCAGCACGGAGGTGACTGAAACCGAAGAGGTAGTTGAAGAGACTGTTGAGGCGGTTGAGGAAACAGCCGTTGATGAGCCGGTTGAGGCGGTAGTTGAAGAGACTGCTCCCGAAACAGTTGAGGCTACATCAGATGCCGATGTTCTCGCTGCTGCGATGGCCGATATCAAGGCCCTCCTAGATGAGCAGAAGACTTCAACAACTGAGGCGTTTAACGCACTAATTACACAACTAAAGGATCTACAGACCAACGTAAGCACAACCAGTACTACAATTACTGCTGTGCAAGAGGAATTGGCTGGAGTGAAGTCAGTTGTGACAGAGTTTGACAAGCGAGTAGATGCTGTAGAGCGTGATACCGCTGTCCGCAAGTCTGGCGATCTTGGCGAGGTCGTTCAGGAAGAAAAGATAGAAAAATCAATATGGGGTGGCCGTTTCCTCGCAGCCGACCTATGACAACTTAATAACAACAAAAAACAAAAATTAATTACGAAAGGAGTTGTAACAGTATGTCAGAAGAGATTCTAGAAAAGTCCGCAGAAGCAGGCGCTGGCGTCGTTGGTGGCGTTGGTGGTGTAACTGATCCATCAGCAGGTAATATGGGATTCATTGCTGGGGCACAGTTTGGTGAAGTACCCAGTGATTATTCCGGTGCTGAGGGTGGCGGCGTTCTTCGTCCTGAGCAGTCTCGCCGTTTCATTGATTACATTTGGGACGCTATGGTTTGGGCTCGTGAGGGCCGTCGTGTAACCATGGCTGCTAACACCGCAGAACTAAATAAGATGGGTGTTGGCGAGCGTGTAATCAAGGCAGCCGCACAGGCAGACGATACATATACGAACGCTGGCGTTCGATTCACAAAGATCGAACTAACCACAACTAAGATCCGTTTGGATTGGGAGGTTTCAACTGAGGCACTTGAAGATAACATCGAAAAGGGCGCACTTGAAGACCACATTGCACAGCAAATGACAGCCCAGTTTGGACAGGACCTAGAGGATCTAGCCATTAATGGTGACGGATCAGCAGATCCCTCAACGTTCCATGGTATCCTCAAGCAGGATGGATTCCTATTGCGCTACACAGATAAGATGGCCTCTCGTGGAGGTACACCTGTCTGGAATGGTACAGATGAACTAGCGGTAGAGCATTACCAGAAGTTGATCACAAGCATTCCTCGTAAGTGGCGTGGCGTTAAGACTCAGTTGAAGTTCTATGCTTCAACAGACGCCTTCGTGTCTACCGTAAATGGCCTTGGTGTCAATGGTAGCCTAGACGTTGAGGCTCTACGCGCAGCAGTTGTTTCCGGTGCTGCTCCTTCAACAATTGGTGCTCCAGTACGTTATACCGTACTTGGTCTACCTCTAGTTGAAGTACCCCTTCTAGGTGAAGATGGCGAGAAGATCGTTATCTGCACATTCCCACAGAATAACATCTGGGGATTCCAGCGCGATGTCACGGTTCACCGTGAGTTCAAGCCAAAGAAGGACACAACAGAGTACACAGTCTACGCACGTTTCGGCGTTGCAGTAGAAGAAGACAACGCATCATCAGTCCTATGGGACGGTGCTAGCGGTACCCATTCCTAATCATTAGGAACTAACAGGGAGGGGGGCTTCGGCTCCCCTCCTTGCTTTTGTGATATAATAAGTTCATGGAAATTTTTGGTAGCACGATCACAATTACACTTAGCCCAAATACAAACTATAAGGCTACTCTGACTGATCAGACTACCTTTGAGACTATCGACATTACAGCAACGTCAGATTCAGCAGGTAAGGTTACCTTTACTCTACCCGATACCTACACGGTATATGATGGCTGGTTTGCATTCGATGTGTACGTAGTAAGTACAAACGCTTTAGTTTATTCAGATTCAGTTAAATCTACTCGTCCTTATGTTAGTGCCAGCGAACTAGTATCTTACATGGAAAACAAAATCACAACCGCTCAAGCCATTGAATATGAGCGCATTGCTCGTGGCTGGATCGACAATATCTTGGGTTATAGTTTTGAGTTTGTCCGTAAGGAAATCATTGGACTTGGTACTGGCGAAGATACGCTCTGGACCCAAGAGAGAGTCAATTACATTTATAGTGTTAAGTACAACAACACAGACGAAGAGATAGTATGGGAGCCCGGTGACGAGGCGGTAGTTTATACAAAAGATTATGAATACCTAGTAGATGCTGACTGTGGATGGCGAGTGATCCCCCAAGATATCAAAGATGCTACCTGCATTTTGGTCAATGACATTTATTGTGGTAACAATCGTTATTCCAACAAATACCTAAGAACTTATGGGGACGGAACCCATAACATGACATATTTGTCTAAGGTATTCGCGGGTACAGGAAATCTTATCGTAGACAACATTCTTTCAAAATATGTATTGGATTCGGTTAGAGTACAGGTGATGTAGGATGCTTCCTTATTCCTGCATAGATTCCGTGATGTACGATCATACAATGAATGTGTACTACGCAAACCAATCTCAGGATGCGTCTGGTGCAATTGTACGTACATGGATCTGGGACAGGACAGAGCGGGGTATCGTCCACAAGGCCAGTAACCGTTATGAAGTAGGACAGCAACTCAATACATGGAATGATGTACTATTAGGCCAAAGTGAGGAAGACCTGAGGATTGACAGTGAAGGCGATGTACACTCACCTTCTGAAGTATTAGTTACATTTGTTAACCCCGAATTCAATGACACGGTAGGCCCACGATCTGAATTGAGAACTACGTATGAGTTGCGTGGATCAACTCCGGTAACAGGACCATTCGGTGAGGTACTACACTTTGATATTCAATTAGTTCGTTCGATTGCCCAGAACGTCCTACTAGAGGAAGACTAATGGGTAAATTAGCGAACTACTTTGAAGGATTTGTGACTGGTGTCACAGA